CTTTAAAGTAAAAACGACAGATAATTTAGTAGATGATGTAAAAAATTATTATCGTAATGAGAAAAACTCTGGGTTTTCTTTAGGCTTTCAAAAAACTGATGAGGATAGTAATTTTCTTGTAAGACGAGGAGAGGTAACAATCTTGACAGGCAGTTCAGGGTCAGGAAAAACTACCTTTTTATCACAGGTATTACTTAACTTAATGACCTATACAAATGTTTTAGTAGCAAGTATGGAGATGAGACCTGTTATACAGATAGCAAAAATGATTCAACAAACAGGAATCAGAGAAGCGAATGACCAACATATTGAGGAGTTTTGTGAAAAATACAAAAATAAGTTGTGGTTATTTAATGCTCAAGGAACAACATCTGAAGATGATTTAGTTGCTAGCCTACATTTCGGAAAAAATGTGCATGATTGTGATGTCTTTGTTATAGACAGTTTGATGAAAGTAGATAGCATTGCAGAAGATGATTACGCAAGTCAAAAAAAGTTTATCAACAAAATTAGTTGCCTTGCAAGAGACCTTAACATTCATGTGTTCTTGGTTGCTCATACTAAAAAATTAGCAGATGAAACAGTGATACCTGACGCTTCACACATTTTAGGTAGTAGCCACATTAGAAACCTAACAGACAATATTATCTGTTTGCATAGAAGAAAAGATATAGAACAGGCAAAGATGTTAGGCGAGTTAGAGGAAGGAGATAATCCTTGCACTTCATACTTGATGGTTCAGAAACAAAGAAACCATCCGTTTGAGGGGACATTTTCTTTTTGGTTTAATAAGTTTAAACAGAGATTTTCGGAGAGACCATGCTAACTGCTAATGAGTTTATTAAGAAGTTTAAACGCACTTTTAAAAGTGCAGAATATAGAGCAACAAGTAAAGATGGAAAGGTTTATAAATCAAAAGGTTTTGATAAATTAAATAAACAGTTTGACAAACAAAATTAACAGTGTATTGTAATAATAACTTTTAACAAGAAAGGAGAAACACAATGAGTCAATCAACAGAATTATCACTTGCAGTTCAGCAAGCAGAATCACAAGACCAATTACAACAAGAGATGGCTAAAGACTATCAAGAGATGGAACAGATGTCTCAACTTGCCTACAAACAACAAATCATAAATGAAATATTTGGGGGTAAGTCATGAGTAAATACGCAGAGTTAAGAAAGATAGATGTTAGCAAATATACAGAGAAGAAAGGTAAGTTTACTTATCTATCATGGGCTTGGGCAGTAGATACTTTATTGCAACATGATGAGTTAGCAACATGGGAATACAGAGAGCCATATAAATTACCTGATGGCAGTATAATGGTGTTTTGCATAGTCAGAGCATTTGGTAAAGAGATGACATCTCAACTACCTGTTATAGACTTTAAGAATCAAGCCATTAAGAATCCTAATGCTATGCAACTCAACACAGCTATGCAAAGATGTTTAGCAAAAGCTATATCATTACATGGCATTGGTTTGTATATCTATCAAGGAGAAGATTTGCCAGAAGGAGATGTTTTAGAACGCATAGAGAACATATACAAAGAGCAAGGTGTAGCTACGGCTAGACAATACTTTAATGGTTTAAACGAGGCAGACAGAAAGTTATGTATGCCATTTATAGAAACAATTAAAAAGGCTGTTTAAACATGGAGCAACGCACAGATGAGTGGTTTCAAGCTAGGGTAGGTAAGGTCACTGCTAGTAATGTAGATAATGTCATTGTTAAGGTTAAGAATGGCGAGAGTATGTATAAACGAAAATACAGAACGCAACTCATTACCGAGCAACTGACAGGAAAGCCTGTAAAGATATTTATGAATGAGGCTATGAGACATGGGGTTGAGTATGAAGATGAAGCTAGAAACGCTTACATAGCAAAGCTAGGACTTCTTAAAGATTTAGATGTTAAAGAGGAGGGCTTTGTAGACCACCCAACAGTTATGATGTCAGGGGCTAGTCCTGATGGTATGGTATCAGATGAGGGACTCATAGAAATCAAATGTCCCCAACCAACAACGCATACGGAAATATTGCAAAACGCAGTAATCCCAAAAAGATATATTCATCAAATGCAATGGCAGATGGCTTGCACAGGTAGGAAGTGGTGTGATTTTGTTTGCTATCACCCTGATTTTGGTGACTATAAACTCTTTATCAAAAGAGTAGAAAGAGATGATGATTTAATAGGTCGTCTAGAAAGAGATATTCATGAGTTTGCAGTAGAGGTCATGGATTCAGTTAAATTTATTAAGGAGAATAACTAATGGCAACAGTAGGAATTTCAGCAAGTATTGATGTAACAAAAATTGATAAGTCTAAACTTATTGATGGTAAGAAAGGCACTTATCTTAACTTAACAGCATTTGTTAATTTAGATGAGAAAGACCAATATGACAACAATGGTATGGTAACTCAATCAGTAACAGCAGAAGAAAGAGAAGCTGGGACTAGAGGTGCTATATTAGGTAACACAAGGGTATTTTTTACGGATGAAGGAGGTAGTAATACAACTGCTCCACAAGCTAAAGAAGGTTTTGACCAAGTGTCAGAAGATGTGCCGTTTTAACTAGGGGGATTGGGGGCTAACCGCCCCCTTTTTTTTACTTGTTCATTACATACATTGTAACTTCAAAGCCAAATCTCATTTCAGTAGCTGATGGTTTTGTCCACATAATTAAGTTCCTTGTTGGTTAATCAAGGCTTTATTTTAATTGCAAAGTAAGTTTAAACAGAGTGAACAATGTATGAGTTTTACCTAATGATTATAAGGAGTAAAAATGAGTGATACGATAAACCCTGACCATTACAAGAAAGGGGGTATAGAAACAATAGAATATATGCAAGCCAAGATGAGCAAAGATGAGTTCTATGGCTACATCAAAGGCAATGCACTAAAGTATATTAGTAGAGAGGGATTGAAGTCAGAAAAATTAACTGACAAGATAGATGACTGTAAGAAAGCAATATGGTATCTTGAACAAATGATTAAAGTCCATCAAACAGAACTAAAGGTTTTGGAAGTTAAAGCCAAGCAAGATGAATGGATTGATGACGAATTGCATGACGAAGATTAATAAACAAGAAGTATATTTATATGGAGATAAGTTTGTTTGCCATAAGTGTGGTCGTGATGCTATGTTTATGGATAGTGATAAGAAATGGTATTGTTCGTTTAATTGGTATGACATAAAGGAAAATCATGGAATCTGCAAAAACGATAAAAATACCAAGTAATCCTGTTTGCCATTCATGTAAAAAGAAAGCAAAAATATATTCTAATGGGAAATGGTGGTGTTGTTTAAACACAGAAATGGGAGAGTTTAATTCATCAGGTTTTTGTAAGGAGAAGAAATGAATATCAGTTGTCCTAAATGTAAAGATGTAGAAATGATATGGGGAAATGATTGGGACAATGATGATGACATGGATAGTAAATATTTAATATGGAGTCAGTATAGTTGCCCAAAGTGTAAAACGATAGTTAATGTATATTGGAGTGAGGAAGATGGCGAAGGGAAAAGAAGCACTAAAAAAGAATAAAGATGAATGGAAAGAACATCAGTTTATATATGATGGATATAAATTTACAATGACTTACAATAAAAAAGATTTTAATATTAGGCACGAATTAACAGGAAAGGTAATAACAAAAGGAGAGCTATAATGGTTGAATACGCATTTGTTTTACTTGTAAGCAACACAACTTTAGATGAAAAATATATAGGTCATTTTAAATCCTGCGAAGTTGCACAGGTTCATTATTTTCTTTTTGAAAATAAAAACTACAATGGCTTTAGATGTTTAACTAAAGAGTATGCTCCAATACCAGAAGGCACACCAATTAGAAATATAGACATGAGTAATGGGTCTTTTAGATACCAAGTTACTAAACCATATTGTAAATTTAAGGGGAATTGTGATGGGTAAAGGTAGTGGAAAAAGAAAGCAAGATATTACTGATGAAGAATTAGAAGAAAATTGGAACAGAATATTTAAAGGCAATGTTGTCAGAGAGGAGGATAAAAAAGATGGCGATAAGCCCAACGCAAAGGAC